AAGTTTCAGTTCCCCAATGCCTACAAGTTAGCTCCATAGTACCTAAACCTTTATCTATATTAACAATAATCCAATAATCATATTTATTTTGTGCATATGTTTTAACAACTCCATTCTTGGGAATCTCATTTACTAAATTCCCTAATAAATCTACATCTAAAGTAATATAAAACATATGTCCACTATCTAAATTAAATTTAGCCTTACATTCTAAAGAATAGTTATCTAATGTAACAATAGGATTCTTATTGCCTATTAAATCTACTTTACTTGTAGCTTCTCTAAATAGAATAATTCTATCTATAATAATCACATCCTTTCTCATAGAAAAATAGGTTAGAGAATTTCTCCAACCTATCTTCAAATTTATTCATTTTTCCAAATTCTATCTTTCATTAGAATATATTTCCGGATAGCACATGAAATTAACTTTAATATTTGAACCACCTATTTTTCTATTAATTTCTTTAGTAGTTACGTGATATAACTTAAATCCCCTATCTTCATTATTAAATGTAATAAGTTTATCTTTAGAGTTATTAAAAAAGTTTTTTATATACTCAATTCTCTTATAAAAATCATTTGTCTCCTTTATATTGAACTTAATCTCAAATTCTATAGGTAGCTTTCTAATAATTTTATGATAAGGCATATCTCTTCCGGGGATATATTTAAGCTCAATTTCATCATTTTGAGTATATGTTAATTCATAATCCTTTTCTAAATATAGACCCAAATTTTCTAAGTCAACATTATTTATTTTAACTACATTTAAATTCCTGCTAGTTTTATTAAAAACCTTATTTACAAACATTCTATCACCTACCCTAAAGCTAATTTGTTATATTTATGTGTGCTTTTATCTATATATGGACTTAACTCTTTAGCAGACTTTTTAGGATCAAAACTAGCCACTACATTTAATTCATTCTCCACTACAATCTGTTCCTTTAAATTTACACTTAATCCTTTTATAGCACTTGACATAGATTCTAAAGCTTTAGCAATAGTACTCATATCATTACTTCTTTCAGCCTTTAAATTGTTAATTTCTTGTGTAAATTGTTTAGTTATATTTTCTAAAGCTGATGTTTGTATATTTGAATCAACTCCACTACCTAATCCATTAATTTGCCTTATCATGTCCGTAGCACCTACACTTGCTATAGTATTAGTATTATAATAACTACCACTCAAAGCTACGTTATCTAACGCAAATGTTCTAGCCATAGCCATCTTAGGCATTATTATATTTGAAGTATCCATACTTTCCATTACAGGAGTTATGCTAAAAGTTCTAAACATATTTTTAAATGGATTAATCTTTTCTATAAATCCACCAATTTTGCTACTTGCATTTCCTAGCCATCCAAACAAATCTGATATTTTATCTATAACCCATTGTATAGGCGTTAAAACTGCACTCATAGCCGAAGTAATAGCGTTTTGAAATTTACTCATAGCATTTATCGCTACACTAGCTATTTTAGAAACTATAGAAACTAGAATATCAAAAATAGGGTATAGTATATTCCAAGCTATTTTTATTACATTAAATGCTACTTGAAATGCAGTTCCTAAAGCTGAAATTACTGGTTTTAAAAATGTTATTATATAATTAATATGATTTTTTATAAAATCAAATAATGGTTTACCAACGTTATTCCAAACAATAGATAATATATTCATAACCTGATTAAATACTTGACTTAGAAATGGTAAATTAGCTACAAACCAATTCACAACTCCACTAAATACTTCAATTATAAAATCAGCTAAAGGCTTACCAACGCTCGTCCATATTGCATTTATTATTTCAAAAGCAATTTGAAAAGCTGTACTTATTCCTGGCATACAGTCTGCTATAAAGTTAATTATAGCTTCAATAAAAATTCCTAAATTCTGAAATAATGGTTGTATAAATGAATTATAAACATCTTGTATCATTGTCCACGTATTCTGAAAAGTATCTTTAATACCATTAAAAGATTCGCTAAACTTAGCTTTTAAATTCTCTATTGCACTTTTAATTCCTTCAAAATTACTTGCTATAGCACCACTTAATAATATTATTGCTCCTACAACACCAGCTATAACTCCTGCTATTGCTAGAAAAGGAATACTCGCTCCTGCCATTGCAGTAGATATAGCACCCCACATAATTATTGCAGTTCCAACAGTAGTTATTAAAGTTCCTAAAACTAATAAGACAGCACCAATTACTGTTACTATTGAAACAATTGCACTTGTTAATTCAGGATTCTTTTCTACCCAATTGGATACTGCTCCTACAACTTCATTTACTTTTTCTAAAAAAGGTTGCAAAGTTGGTAGTAATTTTTCACCAATTGAACCTTTTAATTCGTCTATCCTTTGAGTTAATAATTTGTTTTGCATTCCGAATTGACCAGCTTCTTGAGTTGCTAATCCAGTTGCACTAGCAGATTGTCTAACTATCTCTTTATATACTGCTGTCATTTTAGTATTATCATCTAAACTATTCCAACTTTGACCTAAACTTTTTATAAATTCGCTATTCTGTAATGTGTTAGCAGAAATATTTATTCCAAATGCATCAAGTGCTTCATAGTTACCCATTAGTCCTGATTTAAATCTAGATAGAGCATCATCAAATGGCATGTCAGTTATTGCACCTAAATCTGATACTAAATTCATTGTTTCACTAGTCAAATTATTAGTTTCTTCTGTTGTATACCCCATATTCTTATAATATGTAGCTATAGATGTAGCACTATCTCTATATTGTTTACTCGTTAATCCTATACTTGAAGCTAATTCACTACTATTATTTATTAATTCTTGAGTAGTTGAATCTAAATTCTTTAATAAGAAATCTGTACCAGCTATCTCTGCTGAATACTCTGAGCCACTTTTAACTAACTCGCCCATAGTGCTTACAATTTCTTTACCAGCTTCACTTACAGATTCTCCGACTCTTCTTACACCTTCACCAACTATAGTCATTTGAGCACCAAAGGCAACTGCATCTTTACCTGCCTTATCAAAGCTATTTCCTAGTTCATCTACGTTATTATTATCTATATTATCTAATTCATTATTTAATTTTTGAATTTCAGAATCCATAGATTTTATTTCAGCTTCTGTTGAATTAATTGTAGTATTCATATTTTTAAGTGAGTTATTCGCATTTATTACACTATTCTTCTTAGTATCTAGTGCTTTATTAGCTTTAATTAAAGATTGCTCTAATTCTTTTACTTCATCTGAACTTTCTCCATAAGTAGCTTTAGCTTTTTCTAATGCACTTTGCAACTCTTTAACTCTAGATTGTTGCTTTTCATAAGCACTAACTGCCTTATCTAAAGTCTGAGTACATTTTTCTTGCTCTTGCTTATAAACACTTAATTTATCTTTAAGTTTTTCCAATACAGATTGTTGTAATTTTAATTTAGCACTTAATCCTTCTGATGTTTTCTCAAAATTTTCTACACCAGCACCAGCATTTTTAAATTCTGATTCCATATATTTAATTTCTTTATTAATAGAATTTATTTGTTGTTTCATCGTTCCAGTTTTTATAGTTAAATCTATTACAAGCTGTTTATCTGCCATATTTATTCCTCCTTTCATAAAAAGAAAGATAGCTTAAGAAAAAAGATAGAAAACTTATTTACACTATCCTTCTTTTTTAAACTATCTTTTAAAATGAATAAAAAGTGGACTTATTGCTATCATATCGACATGTGCCACCTTTTAATCTAAAACTTTTAATCTAGTTTCTTCTGACTTATTATTTCTACTGCCTTTATTGTTGATATTATTTGTATTATTAACTTGCTTATTATTTTCTACATATAAATCAAGCTGCTTAAAAATAAATCTTAAACTAGATTCATATATTTCATCGTTACTCATTTTAAGTAAAGATCTACCCATATATAAAATATTATCAATATCTATAAAATCTCGATCTTTACTTTTTGCTACTTTTTTTCAGTTTCACTCTTAGCCTCAGGCATTTCTTTATTTATTAACTCAGTAATAACAGGACTTAAAGATTGTATGATTCCCATTTCATCGTAATCCTTAAAGAATTTAGCACCTAAAACTCTTCCAGTATTCTTATCTGAAACCATGCTATATATTAATTTTAGTATCATTTCTAGGTCACCTTTTTGCATTTTCTCTAAGCCTTCTTGCAATCCTATTTTATTAGTATCTTGAAAATGAGTTATATTCTTTAAGGTTAAAGATACTATGCACTCTTTTCCATTTATATTAACTTCTACTTCTTTTTTATTTGCTAAATTTATAATTTCCATTTTCATCATCCTTTCTAATTTCAAAATTTAAGAGTAGATATTTCTACCTACTCCATTCATTAAACTTAAATTGGTAAAACTACCGTTTCAAAGAAACTTTCATATTCAGCCTTTGCAGATGATTTCTCAGCTTCATCTTCTATAGCTTCAATTTCAGACTCACTCATCCATAGATCTACATACTGTTTACCATTAATTTCAACTGGTAATGACTTCCCTGTAAATGTCCATACTTCTCCTTCACTCTCTGTTTCATTAGATTGCTCCTCTTTACGAAGATTCAAAGAATATAAAACTCTTCTTCTTGTTGTATTATCATCTAATAATATTTCATATGCTAATGCGATTTGAGGTACTGTTCCACCTACAATAGTAGCCATTTTACCGTTAGCATATTCTTGCCCTGTTAATTCAGCTAATAACTTTAGTCCCATTGCACTTGACATTTCTATTTCTACATCTACATTTTGTAAATTTGCTGAAGAATGTTCAGTAGTGCAGTCTGAATAGTATTCTATCTCCTTATAGTTGTTTGTTGTATTTAAAGATACACAATTTTTCAAAGGAATAGCAGTTCCATATGTACCTCCAGATTGCTTTTTAAAGGCTGTAAGTTTTCTTACTCCTAACTCTCTTGACATATTATAAATTCCACCTTTCTTTTATATATTTTTACTTGCAGTTATAGACACTTGAATAAACCCTTCTTTAGTAGTTACTGATTGATTTACAGCTATATTTCTAAATAAGTTATTTAATAAAATTTCTTCAAATTTCTCAACTGTTTTATTTACTTTTTCATTAATAATTAAAATAAAAAAGAAATCATGGCTAGATGACTCCTTTTTCATATCACTTATCAATAATTCTTTTTTATAATTGTAGACTACACAAGGACAAACACCTTCATCTCTACTTATGTAATAAAATTCAATGCCTAACTCGTGTTGTAATTTATTTATTGTTTCATTCATGCTTATCACCTATTTCAAGATTTTATCAATTTCTTGACCTACTATATTCATCATCGTTTCAGATGATTTATCTTTAACTTTCTTGAAGCTGTCATCCATCCAACCTAAATGTGGCTCTACTCTTTCACCATTTTTCCATAACTCAAAACCATAGTGCTGATAGTATAGATGATCCACTTCATCCCAGTTACTCTCGTCAATTCCTACTTTACCAACTATAGTGCTTTTATACTTCTTAATATTAGTTACCTTTAATTTATCAGCACCATGATCACTATCTTTATCCTTTGGGGCATCTTTCTTTTGTTGTTCTAAAACTATCTTAGTACCTTCTTCTACTGCTTTTTTGCCTATCTTATTACCTACATTTCCAAGGTTATTTAAATCATTTAATAAATCATCAAATCCACTAGTCTTAATCCCATTATTGCACCAATCAGCCTTAATTTCATAATAATTATTTGATTCTTGTACATTGTTTACATAGATAATGTTGTAGGTTTTTCCTTTGTAAACTATTCTATTTTTAGGTGTTATGTCTTTATGGTTATGTCTGATGTAGAAAGTAACTCCTACATTACTATTAGTTCCATAATTCTCAGTATATTCACTACCTCTTGTATAAAGAATCTTTGCTCTACTATTGCAAAGTGTAGTCCATTTATCTCTTAAAATGTTATCTTCATCTTTAACTTTAGTAAGTCTTTCTATAGTTATTGCATGTTTTAACTCACTAGAATTTATATTAAAATCACCCATATTATCTATACCTCAAAGAATTTAAAAGGGATTTAACTACTTTATTAGTAGACTTTCTATCAACTTCCATTTCTCTATTATTAAACATATATGTAACTAAAGCTATTATTGTAATATTATACCTAGGTTTTAGTTCTTCAGTTATTTCTACTGGTATTAATTCCTTTATATAAGTTTCTGAAGCTAATATTAAAGTTTCTAAGTAATCATCAAAATAATTATCTTCTGTATCTATAGATAATGCTATTTTTATTTTATCTAACATTTAATCCCTCCTATCTTAAAAAATAAGGCAAGGGTATTTATATACCCTACACCCCTTATAATTAAGCAGTTTTCTTAATAGCTACTATCTTTTGATTTTCGACTACTTTAGCATCAGCTTCTACGAATCCAACTACTCCAATTGCATATTCTTCAGCATATTTTTCATTTAATATAGAAACTTGTACATTGTTAGCTAATTTAACATAAAGTCCAGAAAAATCTCCGTAATAAATTGTTTCTACTGGTACTTGATCAGATAATAATACGTTCTTTCCTAATATAGCCCATCCAAATTCTTTAGTAGCATCTGCATTTAGTAAATATTGTCCATCAGTAGTTTTAAACTTTCTAGCTACCTTTAAGTCTGCTGGATTCATTAACCATTCACAGCCACCTTGTAATGCTGAAGGTACTGCCATTTGCATATCTACAAAAGTGTCTGCATTTATAGTAGTTACTGTAGCTGGTACAACCTTAGATAAACCTTCTATCTTACCAGTTGTTCCTACTATTAACTCTTTTTCTAAGAACTTAGCTATAGAATTAGCTACTGCATTTACTACATATTTTAATAAATCAAAATCTGTTCTATTTATTAATGATCTAGAAATCTTAGATAATGTTCTAGCTATAAATGCACCTAACTTAACTGTTTTAAACTTTGCATCAGTAGCAGAACCTTCTTCTAATTCTTCCATGTAAGCACAAGTAGGCATACTATCCTCTTTTACAAATGTTAAATCTCCACCAATATTAAATTTAGTTGCTCTTGCATAAATTGGAGATATTTCTTCTACTTTAGCTATTATCTTTGAAGCTATAGAATTTGGTATTAGTACCCCATTACTTCCAGCTGTCATATCATTAGAAACCCCCGTTCTAATAAAATCAATAAACACCTTTTCTTCCTTATTTAATATTTCCTTGTTATCTACTACTTTATTTTCCATAACTTTAACCCCTTCCTTTAATTCATTTTCTAATGTTTCTAATTTTTCAATTTCAGACTTCTTAGCTTTTATGTCATTCACTACCTCTAAAGCCTCATCAATTTTATTTTCTAACCTTAAAGAGTTAGCCTTATCCTTCAACTCAGTTATTTCCCTATTTAATTCATCAATTTTTGTCATTAAAATTTCACCCTTTCTTATTTAATTGCATAAAAAAGAACTACAGTAAATTTAACTCTAGCTCTAGCAATTTCTTTTTATTATTTAATTCTTTTTCTTTTAAATCTTCTACAACTTCAATTGCTTTCTGATCAACTTCCTCTTTAGTATCTTTTAAAGTATCCTTTAAACTTTCTGGTACATTTTTATATTGGTCAAAGAGTTCTTTATCAACACTTGCAACCATTTTTTTATCATCTTCTAGCCTTGTAACATTAAAGTAATTCTCTATTTCATCAGATGTTAGCCAAGTTTCCTCAGATAACATATCCTTTAAAATATCTTCTGTTAAAGTTTCTTTAGCCTTAGACATATACATAGGAATCATTTCACTATTTTCTATTTTATCTAATAATTCAATTTCTTTTCTCATCTCATTTGCATTACCCCAAACCATAGATAAAGGTTTGTGCAACATTAAGATACTGCCATTATATATGTATAAATTATCAGCTAACATAGGTAACCAACTAGCACAAGAAGCACCTAGTCCATCTATATAACAATTTAAAGTTATATTCTTAGTTGCTTTTGCTCTCTTTAGTAAGCTAATAATACTTTGAGTTACAAAAACTTCTCCACCTGGGCTATTAACATATACTTCTAAAGTTGAATTATCAGTAATTTTATCTATAGCAGTTTTAAAGTCTTTAAAATCAACATCATCTTCACTCCACTTTTCTGATACTATTGCACCATATAAATATAATTCAGACTTATTATTATTAGATATAAAATTATAAAACTTGTTCATTTATTCACCACCTTTCTCAGCCTCTTCTGTAGATTTATCACCATATCTCTTT